CCGTTCCGAAGCCCCAGGAGGGCCAAGACATGAAATTCGCAGAACAGATCAAATCGTTCAAGGAAGCCCTTGAGCAAAAATCCGCGCGCCAAACCGAACTGCTCGAAAGCGCAGAAGGCCGTACCCTGGACGCTGCTGAGTCGGAAGAGTTCGATACCCTGTCGGACGAGATCGCCGCAACCGAAACCCACATCAAGCGTCTCGAAACCATGGAAAAATCGGCCATCGCTAACGCGAAGCCCGTGACCGACGTTTCCGGTATGCGTGAGCGTTCCTCGATCACCGTGAAAGCGACCAACCCTGTCGCCAAGGGCACCGCCTTTACCCGCTACGTGATCGCCCAGTGCCGCGCTAAGGGCAACCTGATGCAGGCTGCCGAGATCGCCAAACAGTGGTCGGATACCCCGGAAGTTGAACAGGTTCTGAAAGCTGCCGTTGCCGCCGGTACTACTACCGACGCCACTTGGGCCGCCCCTCTGGTTCCGTACCAGAACATGACCGGCGACTTCATCGAACTGCTGCGCCCAGCCACACTGGTCGGTCGCATGACTGGTCTGCGCAATGTGCCGTTCAACGTGCGCATCCCCGGCCAAACCCAAGGCTCGACCGTTGCATGGGTCGGTGAAACCGCACCGAAGCCTGTATCGGCTCTCGGTTTCGAAGACATCACCCTGCGCTTCAACAAACTGGCCGGTATCGTGGTGATCTCCGACGAACTGGCTCGTCTGTCGACCCCGTCCGCCGAAGCCATCATCCGCGGCGACCTGGTCGCACAGATCGCCCAGTTCACCGACGACTCGTTCATCAACCCGGCTTACGCTGCGGTGACTGATGTTCGTCCTGCTTCTGTGACCAACGGCGTTACCCCGATCGCGGCCAGCGGCACCGACGCCGACGCCCTGCGTGCCGATGTACGCGCGGTTTACTCGAGCTTCATCGCCGCCAACCTGAGTACCGCGGGCGCGGCATGGGTGATGACCTCTACTCAAGCCATGGCAATCGGCATGATGCAGAACCCACTTGGCCAGAACGAGTTCCCGGGCCTCGGCGCAGAAGGCGGCACCTTCATGGGTCTGCCGGTTCTAGTATCCGAAGTGGTGCCAAGCGATTCGAACGGTTCTATCATCGTTCTGATCAAACAAAGCGAAATCCTCCTGGCAGACGAGGGCGGCGTGACCGTCGACGTGAGCCGTGAAGCTTCGCTGCAGATGAACTCCACTCCAGATAATCCGGCTACGGCGTCCACTGTGATGACCAGCTTGTGGCAAAACAACCTGCTGGGTATCCGCGCCGAGCGCATGATCACCTGGCGGAAGCGTCGTCCGCAGGCCGTGGCTTACATCAGCGGCGCTAACTACGGCGCGGTATAAGCTACAAGGAAGTTGATCGAGGGCGGCCTAACGGTCGCCTTCTTTTTATGTGAAAGGAGGTGGGACATGGCTTTCCCAACTGGCTACAGATTAATCGGCGGTTTGTACTATAAAAATACAGATCGCTCAGGCCCTTACGCTATCGCCTCGGACGGCACCGCCACATTAATGACAGGCGGTAGTGGCTCAGGAACTGGCTTTATCCCTACGTTACAACGCGAAATGCCTTCGGACGGAGACACTATCACTGTCGAGCAAAGCGCCGCAGTGGTGACTGTGCTTCTTGAAGGTTCTTCGGATCTGAACAATCTTACGATCGTACTGCCTCAGCCGGGCGCGTCCTCCCCCGGGCAGATTGTGCGAATTATCAGCTGGGTGGATATTGCTTCGGTAAATTACGGAGCTGCAAATGTGAACGGTGCGGCTACGCAGTTGTTTAGCGGCGACGGTATCGCGATCCAGAATATTCAAGACAACGAATGGTTGGTGCTTCCATGAAACGGATTTTTCTTGCTTTAGCTTTACTGCCCTCGCTTTGCTTAGGTGCAGCGTTTGACTTCGGCATCGACCAAAGGTCGGCAGCTAATAATTCATGGGAGAAGAGGCTTTTAATCAGTCCAGCTACTACCGGAATCATGGCGTACGACCCGGGTACAAAACTTGCCTCCTGGGTAACGCTAGGGCAGGGTTTGCAGGTAAGTTCGGGAGTTCTTTCGTCAACGGTTTTGCAAGGGCCTAAAGGCGATCAAGGTGTCCCTGGACCCGCAGGCCCTCAGGGAGTAAAAGGAGATCCCGGAGCTGCCGGACCGCAAGGGGATACTGGATTACCGGGTATCGAAGGGCCGCCGGGGCCTAAAGGCGATCCTGGCCTACAGGGCATTCAAGGTCTAACAGGCCCTAAGGGTGATACAGGGGCGCAAGGCGTAGCGGGAGCTGACGGTGCTCGGGGAGAGAAAGGAGATCCTGGGATTCAAGGGCCAGCAGGACTCACTGGCGCTCAAGGTTTGCAAGGACTCAAAGGTGATACAGGATCAACGGGCCCCACGGGCGCTCAGGGCATACAAGGTGTGCAGGGACCAAAAGGAGACACGGGCGTTCAAGGCGTTCAAGGCACCACTGGGTTGACCGGAGCTACAGGCCCCGCTGGAACATCGGCCCCTACCCCTGTACCTGCTTCCGCTACGCGAGTGTTGAACACTGCTTTCCAGGTTAGTGCGAACCGCCCCGCACTGGTCAGTTATTCGGTGGATATCAGTGTTGTATCGCTGCTTCTGACTGGGACACAGGGTACAGTTACTCTGCAGTACGCCGATACTTCGGCTATGACTTCGCCAGTTACGGTCTCTATCGCCACTAACAGTACCGGCGGTGTCCTGAACGTTGCTAATATTGGGACAGCTACTCTGTCCGGTTTCGTTCCAGCAGGTAAATTTGTACGACTGATGACGACCAATGTGAGCGGTACTCCTACCTTCACATTCAGAAATGGTCAAGAAACTATTTTCTGATACACTGCCGTAAACTCGAGGCAAGCCACCATGAACAAAGTAGAATTTATTTACAGCAAAGGCGGTAAAAAGGTTTCTATGGCCCGCCGCTATGCGGAAACCCTGCGCAAACTCGGCCACGGTACTTACGCCGACGACGGCTACAACACCCGTATGCTGACCGCCGGTAAACCTACCATGGATGAAGAACCGAAAGTCTCCGAAGCAGTTGCCGAGTTCGCCAAAGAAAATGGCGTAGACATCGAAAAAGTGGTGGGAACCGGGAAGGACGGCCGGATCAAGAAATCTGACGTAGAAGCCGTAATCGCCGCGCAGGATCTTGCCTAATGCGTATCTTTGGCCGAGAACTGACCTTCAAACGAGCGCCAGTAACCTCGGCCGTCTCCGGCAGCCGTGGCGGCGGATGGTTCCCTTGGATCAATGAGCCCTACACTGGCGCTTGGCAAAAAAACGACGAGTGGAAAAGCCCTACGGTATTGGCGCATTACGCCGTGTACGCCTGCGTAACCCTGATCGCCAATGACATCGGCAAATTGCGGCAACGGTTGATGCTGCTCGGGGATAACGGGATCTGGACCGAAACAACTAGTTCTTCGTTCAGTCCAGTGTTGCGCAAGCCGAATGGCTACCAGAACCATATTCAGTTTAAGGAATGGTGGCAGACCAGCAAGCTTACGAAAGGTAACGCTTATGGCTTGAAGCAGCGCGACAATCGTGGTGTTGTTACGGCAATCTACTTGCTCGATCCGGACCGCGTAACGGTTTTGGTTGCAGCAAACGGCGATGTTTACTACCAGTGCAACGGCGACGACCTGAACGAACTCGGGAGTGAAGGTGTGACGGTCCCGGCCAGTGAAATTATTCACGATCGCATGAATTGCCTGTTCCATCCGTTGATTGGTATTTCTCCTCTCTACGCGTGCGCCCTGGCCGCGTGTCAGTCTTTGAAGATGCAAAACGATAGCTCTACATTCTTCGAGAACGGCGCCCGCCCTGGCGGCATCCTGAGTGCTCCCGGAGCTATCAGCGACGAGACCGCGGCAAGACTTAAAGCGCATTGGGACACGAACTACACCGGCCAGAACGCGGGACGTGTAGCGGTGGTGGGCGATGACCTAAAATTCCAGCAGATGAAAATGTCTGCTACGGATTCCCAGCTCATCGAGCAATTCAAGCTGACGGCGGAAATGATCTGCACGGCGTTTCATGTTCTTCCTTCTAAAGTTGGGGTAACGCCGGCGGCGAATGGCGTGACTGCTGAACAAGAGAACCAGAAATATTATTCGGATTGTCTGCAGGTTCTGATCGAAGAGTACGAAGCTTGTATGGACGACGGTTTGTCCCTGCCGGATAAATATGGCGTCGAGCTGGACATCGACGGGCTGCTTCGAATGGATATGGGAAAACTGGTTGAGACGCTGTCGGCCGCTGTCAAAGGCGGTATTATGCCTCCGAACGTCGCTATGGCCCGCCTTAATCTTCCGCCAGTCGAAGGGGGCGATACGGTCTACCTCCAGCAACAAAATTTCAGCCTATCCGCTCTCGCCAAGCGCGACGCGCAGGCTGATCCGTTCGCTACAGGCACGACCACTGCGCCAGTTGCGGAGGCTGCCACTCCGGCAGAACCAACCGACGAACAAATCCAAGACAGCGCGAAAATGCTCGCTCTGCTGATCGAAAAGAGGCTCGCTAATGAACCTGCGTGAACTTGAAGCGCAAGCCGAATTCCTCGCGCCGGTTATTGCCGCAGCGGTGGCGAAGGCTGTTGCACCGCTGAACCTCGAACTGGCCGATCTACGAAAGTGCCTCGCCGATCGCCCCGAGCCTATCGAGCCGGAACCAGTGGATGTTAAGGCTATCGCGCAAGCCGCTGCGGCTCTCGTAGTGTTACCGGAAGTGAAGGACGGCAAAGATGCTGAGCCGGTCGACTTGGAAGCATTAGCCAAGGCCGCAGCAGAGTTCGTTCAGTTGCCCAACATCGACATCGCTTTGCTCGCGGCCGAAGCGGCAAAGCTGGTTGATGTGCCTGAGCCGATACCAGGTAAAGACGCTGAGCCGGTAGATCTTCAAGCTTTGGCGCGGTCTGCCGCTGAGATGATCCCAGTTCCCGAAGTTCGCCAGCCTCAAGATGGCCGAGACGCGCTGCACCTTGAAATCCTGCCAGGTATCGACGAAGCGAAAACTTACGCGCGCAACACCTACGCGAAGCACGACGGCGGCCTATGGCGTAGCTTCGAGCAGACCAGCGGCATGCGCGGCTGGGAATGCATCGTGGAAGGTTTGAAAGCCATATCGGTTGTGCAGGAAGGTGACCGGGAATTCTCGGTGACCCTCTCCAAATCGAGCGGCGCTGAGGTCGTACAGAAGTTCGCCATGCCTATTCAGATCTACAAAGGCGTTCACCGTGATGGAGAGAAGTACGACCAGTACGATAACGTAACGTGGGCGGGCAGCCAGTGGACTTCGACTAAAGCGGAGAACACCGACAAGCCGGGCTCTAGTGATAGCTGGACCTTGGTCGTCAAGGCCGGCCGTAACGGTAAAGACCTTCGCGAGAACGCGAGCACCTTCGACCCGGCAAAAGGGGTCAAGCTATGATGTACGTCACCCTGGCGCGCGCTAAGCAGCACCTGAATATGGACCACGACGAAGACGACACGCTGATTGAGGTTTACGTTCAGGCGGCGTCCGGTGCGGTTAAGAACTATCTGAAAAGCGCTTCGCCCTACGAGGTCGAACGCGACAGTAACGACGATCCGATTCTTGATAGTTCGGGCGACCCTGTGTACGTCGTCGACAGCTCTGGTGATAAGCTGGTTAGCTACCCGGTACAGGCCGCTGTGCTCCTGATGGTCGGCTTCCTGTACAAAGACCGCGACGAGAACCCTGATCAGGCATTTCAGCAAGGCTACTTGCCGAAGCCTGTGACGGCTCTGCTTTATCCACTTCGTAAGCCGGCCCTAGCATGAGTCGCGCAGGCCAGTACCGCCATCGGGTGGATATCCAAGACCGGACCGAAATCCGTGACGAGGAGACCGGAGGGTTTACCGAAGCTTGGGTAACGGTCTTCGAGAACGTCCCGGCGCGCATTGCTCCGGCCAGTGGGCGGGAATTCCTGGCCGCAGCGGCGATTCAGTCCGAGATCATCGCGCGCATCGTGATCCGACAGCGCCCCGGCCTGAATGCCAAGCAACGCATTTTGCATAACGGCGACATCTACAACGTGCACGCTTGGCTGCCGGATCAGGAAAGCGGGCGCGACTATGTGTCGGCACCATGCAGCAGAGGGGTAAACGAAGGATGAAAGTCGGCAAAGGATTTATTTCTACCGGATTCGTCAAGGGCAAGAGCACTTGGTGGCACGTTCTCGTGTCGGTCGGCGCGCGATGGAAATTCTATTTCGTTAAGCCGCCGGGTAAACCTAGTTATCGACGGCTATATGTCGGCCCCTTCGAGCTGGAATGGAGCTGGTCGCCGAGGACTTTGTGAAAACCTTCGTCTGCATCGCCTCCGGCCCGAGCCTCCACGCGCAAGACTGCGAACTGGTAAGGGCCGCCGGCCTTCCCACAATCGCTGTGAACAACTCTTGGCAGTTAGCCCCGTGGTGCGATCACCTTTACGCAGGTGATCTCGCGTGGTGGGATGCGAACGTTTCCGAAGTGCCAGACGGCCCTAAGCGGTGGACGTGTACCCGCCAAGCGTCCGCAAAGCATGCTCTCAATCTGCACACCGCATACGGCGAGTACAACAGCGGTCTACGGGCGATCGAACTGGCCTTTCAGCTAGGCGCAGAACGCGTCCTGCTTCTTGGGTACGACTGCACGGTGCAAAGCGGTACGCACTGGCACGGCGACCATGCGGACACCAAGAACCCAGACGAAGCGTTGTGCAGGAAGTGGAACAAGCAGCATTGCCGGTTGGCGCAGCGCGATAAAGTTGTGAATTGTTCGCGTGACACGGCGCTGACCGCGTACCGTTTAGGCATGCTGGAAAAAGAGTTGCAAAAGGTTGTTGACACTTGTGATGCGAGTGATTAAAGTTCATTTCAACAGCGGACAGGCCGCTGAATACTAAAGCCGAGGGGCTAAGGAGATAGCATGAAGCGATGTCAAAGCTTTCCCAAATTGGATAACTGAATCCTGGTCGGCCGCGGTGCCAGCAAAGCTGGGCCGGTAGCCTTAGAGACGAACTGCGGTGCGCACTCTTTAAAAAGCGCATCACGTGATCAACCAGCACCAACCGATAAGTGGCCGCACATGCGGCAAGTTGCACCAGATGAATCTCTTGGACTAAGTCTCAAGTGGTTTGATCGCCACAGGTAGAGCTTCCGATGGGAGGTTGCAGGTTCGAATCCTGCGCAGGCGATTCATCTGGTGCAATTGAAAGCGGGGAGACGCCGTGTCATGCCATCGGCGCAGTCTCGCGGTAAGGCATACCCTTTGCACCTTCAAATTTCCCGTGCTGCGCCCTTCACCCTGCTTCGGCGGGGTTCTTTTTGAAAGAGGCTTTATGATAATCCATTCAATGAAAGGCTTGGGCGACAATATCTACCAGCGCGCTTTCCTGAAGAACATGCCCGGCCCGATCTACCTCGACACCCCCTGGCCTGAACTCGTATCTGATTTGCCGCATGTCCATTGCGTTCGACCTCAAACCAATCTGCGTACCCAAGCGAAGAACATCGCTCGGCATTCCTCTTGGCTTATGCCCCCGGCCAAGCAACCAGCGAGACACATTCGCTACGGCACGGAAGGAATTATCCCCGGCATGATCGCCAGCTTCGGCGTAATGCCGGGCGAGTTTGACCTTCCTCCTCCCCCGCCGTCGCCCGAAACCGGTAAATACGTCGTTGTGCGCCCTGCTACCGTGCGTAGCGAGTGGCGAGCAGATACCCGGAATCCTTCGCCGGATTACATCCTTGTCGCCGCAGCGAATGCTAAGGCTCGCGGTTATAAAGTGATCAGCGTAGCTGACCTAGTAGACCGGGTAGAATGGATCGTCGGCGATGCCCCATACGCTGACGTGCGATACCACAAAGGCGAACTGCCAGTCGAACAACTCCTCTCACTGGTCGCCAACGCCTCGGCGGTGATCGGCGGTATCGGATGGCTGGTGCCGGCGGCACTCGCTGCGAAAGTTCCCGCATGGATCATCTGCGGCGGCCAGGGCGGTTATAATGCCCCGGAGCTGATCACGCCAAAAGGTCAGAGCAATATCACATTCGCGGTGCCGGACAACTTCTGTCGCTGCCGCCTTAAACAACACAACTGCGACAAGAGGATTTCGGACTATGACTCAAAGCTTGCCCAGTGGGCTGACAGACTGCTTCCTGTGGTCTCCTGAACGGGGACAAGGTTTTCACTCTCGGCCCGCGATGCTCTACGGCGGCGAGTATTTCGCCAATTACCAAAAGCTTGATGCCACTAAAATGGGCGGCCTACTGACTAAGGCCCGGGTTGAACTGGTTAAGAAATACTTCAATCCCGCTGAAGTCGTGGATATCGGTATCGGCGGCGGGCGCTTCGTAGAAGAGTCTCAAGGCATGGGCTACGACGTGTGTCCGGACGCCGTAAGCTGGCTGCAAAGCACTTACTCGTACCGCGATCCTTACGGTAGTGAAGAGGTTCGCGCGATCACCTGTTGGGATAGCCTGGAGCACATTCCGGAACCTGAAAAGCTTCTCGAGCGGGTCAAGGAATGGCTGTTCGTCTCGATCCCAATTTGCGAGACGGCCAGTGAGTGGGTAGAGTCGAAGCACATGAAGCCGGGCGAGCATATCCATTACTTCAGCCTGCAAGGCTTTATCCGCTGGTGCGGCGAACAGGGTTTCGAGTGTCAGGAAGTGAACTGGGCGGAAACCGAACTTGGCCGCGAAGGTATCGCTTCGTTTGCGTTCAAGCGCGTCTCGGAGTAAGATTCTCCTACGTCAATGCCTCCTGTGACACCTAAAGCCGCCCTACTAAGGCGGCTTTTTCTTGCCTGTGATAAACTCCTCGCAAACCGAGGGTGACGACATGGCCGGTAAAAGCTGGATCACTTACAACCTGAAAGGCGCGGATAAGCTTTCTGCGATTTTCAAGACGTTGCCGCAGGAAATGCAGCGCCAGATTGTTGTGCCGGCCGCCAAAGACGCTATGGATATCGTGTTGAAAGACGCGATAGCCCGGGCAAGTGCGATCGACGATCCGCGTACCATTCCTGATATCTCGAAAAACATTGCACTGGTTGAAGACAAGAAATTCTTCGAGGAGACCGGCAGCACTAAGATTTCCGTAGGAGTGCGCAAAACCAAACGCGGGCAACGGGGCGGCAATACCTATTACTGGTGGTGGGTCGAGCTAGGTACGGCTCGTAGTCGTGCGCAACCCTTCATGCGTAACGCGCTCGGGCAGAACCAGCAGGCCGTGTTTCAAGAATTTCTCAGCTCCGCTAAATTCCAACTGGTCAAACTGGATCTCAACTAATGGATACTCCGTTCTTTCAGGTCTGCAAAGCCGATCCGACAGTACAAGCTTTGCTTGGAGGTGCTCTACCACGGATCTACCCGTTTGGCAGTGCGCCGCAAAACGTCGCCAAACCCTACGTGGTTTACCAGTGGATCGGCGGCGCCCCTTTCAACATGATGAACTGCCGACCGGATGCTGATCGCGCTTCCCTTCAGGTGGACGTGTACGGTCTTACTACACAGTCGACGACTACTGTGGCGAAGGCAATCCGCAACGCTATCGAACTGGATTCCTACATCACGGGATATCGCGGCGACATGCGCGACGAAGAGACTAAACTTTATCGAACTAGTTTTGACGTTGACTGGTTGGTGAATCGCTGATACGCGTGATATGCTTTCGCCGTCCTACCTAACTTATATGAGGCTGCACCCATGACCATCAAGTCGCAAGGGACCGATCTGTACACGATCGACCCGGACACCGGAGCCCTGCTTGACGTGGGCTGCATCACTTCCATCGACGGTATTGACACCGCGATCGACCAAATCGAAACGACCTGTCTGAACGACCTGTCGCGTACCTACGAAGCCGGTCTCGCCACTCCTGGCGCCGCTACCTTCGGTCTGCAATTCGATCCGGCTGACGTGAACCACATCCGTTTGCACCAGCTCAAAACCGCTGGCGTGACACTGCAGTGGGCTATCGGTTTCTCTGATGGCACCGCAGCACCGACCACTGGGACCGACAGTAATGGCGATCCTGAATTCGTTCTTCCGCCGACCCGTAGCTGGCTCACCTTCGAAGGCTACATGAACAGCTACCCATTCACCTTCGCGCTGAACACCATGGTCACTTCGACCGTTGGTATTCAAGTGTCGGGCGAACCTGTTCTCATCCCTAAGTCGTCGAGCTAATCCATGACCTTGAACCTTAAAGACCTCGTCGCGCAGGGCGCTTTCGTCAAAGAGCCTTTTGTGAAGCGCCAGATCACTTGGCACAACACGGAAGGCGAAGAGCTTACAGCCGATATCTGCGTACGTTTGGCTTCATACCACACGATCACCAATACCTGGAAAGCTGCTGAAGGCAATCAAGAGCACCTGGCCGCACGGATCGCGACCATGGTGTGCGACGAGGAAGGCGGCCCGATCTTCTCCACGGCTGATATCCTCGGCACTACCGGAATCGAAGGCCGTGGTGCGATGTGCGACACGTTGTTCCTCGCACTGATCACTGCGGTTAACGAGGCACAATCGGCAAAGACGAAGCCCCCGAAGACCTCTGGTTCGAACTAGTGATGAATGGGATCGGCGGTCGAACGATCGCCGAAGCCCAGCAGAACATGTCTTTGGTCGAAGCGCGGCGATGGGCTCAGTACATTAAGCGCCACGGGGGCTTGAACATAGCTGAACGCATTGAGCAGGCCGCCGCGTTGATCTGCGCGACTGGGGCGCAGTTAACGGGCAATAAAAAGGTTCACGTAAAGGATTTCATCCCGAACCGGGAATCTGACGACGAACTGCGATTTGCTACACCGCAAGACTTCTTAAAAGTGCTTCAAGCCTCAAGGAAACAATAGCTATGGCGGTAGGCAGCCTCGGGCAATTAACTGTTGACCTCGTAGCGAATACCGCAGGTTTTGAGCGCGGTATGGATCAGGCCGAACGCGCTCTGGCTGCGACGACCCGCGAGGCAAAGCGTCAGGGCGAATCGCTGGAAAGACTGGTAGGTCAAATAGATCCAGTAGTAGGCGCCTTGAATCGCTTGGACGCGCAGCAGCAGAAGCTTGACGCGCATTTCAAAGCTGGGCGGCTGCCGGAAGACGAGTACAAACGCTTCACCGGCCTCTTGAATCAGCAGAAAGTTGCTGCTGAAGCCAACGTCGCAACCTTCGCCAAACTCGACAAAGCCTATAACGCCCAAGGACTTACTGCCAAACAACTGGCGGCGAACTTGCGCGGCGTACCAGCCCAGTTCACTGACATCGCGGTATCCCTCCAAGCCGGTCAAAACCCGCTAACTGTCTTCCTCCAGCAGGGAGGTCAGCTTAAAGACATGTTTGGTGGTATTGGTCCTGCTGCGAGAGCCCTGGGGGGCTATGTCCTGGGACTGGTCAACCCGTTCACTGTTGCCGCGGCAGCAGCTGCTGCTCTAGCTCTTGCGTACAAGCAGGGCAGCGACGAGACAACCGCTTTCAGCACCGCGCTCGCGATGACAGGCAACACTGCCGGCACCACGACTGCGCAGCTCTCCGGCCTCGCGCAGCAGATCTCCTTGACCGGCGGTACGGTCGGCAAGGCTGCGGGTGTACTCGCCCAGCTGGCCGCATCCACGCGTATCCCGAAAGAAGCTTTCGAGAGTATCGCCGTGGCGGCGATCGCCTTCGAGAAAGCGACGGGGCAGGCTGCGGAAGAAACGGTCAAGAACTTCGAGAAGATTGCTAAAGATCCGGCCGGCGAAATTCTCAAGCTCAACGAGTCCATGAACTTCCTGACTGCCTCCACTTACGAGCAGATCAAGGCGTTGCAGGAACAGGGCAAGGTGCAAGAGGCCGCACAACTCGCCAACGAAGCCTATGAAGGCGGACTGGAGCGTACGGCGGTGTCTGTTCAGAAGAACCTCGGATACCTGGAAACAGGTTGGAACGCTGTCAAGGGTGCAGCCAAAGCTGCGTGGGATGCCGCCCTTAATATCGGGCGCGAAGACACTCTCGATCAGCAGCTGAAGAAACTGGACGACCAGCTCAATGCTATAGCGAATGCGCGCCGACTGAATTCCGGTGACGGCATCGGCAATTTGGCACCGAGCGATAGTTTCCGGGAAGAGGCGTTGCAGGCTGAGAAAACCCAGAAGCTCATCCTAAAAGAAGAACAGGATCGCCGCGCCGCCGCCAAAGGCTTTCAACAGCAAGCCCAGAAGCAAGCCTTGGATGATCAGCTTGAAATCGATAAGCTGCGCAAGGAAACAGAATCAAACGCCGATAAGCGGGCGAGAGAGACTGCAAACTATCGGCTCTTGGTAGAACGTCGCGTTCAGGAAGCCCGAAAGACGGGCGACAACTCGTTGCTTATTTCGGCAACCGAACAAGCGCGTCAAATTGCAGCTATCAACGAGAAGTATAAAGATCCAAAAGTTGCGAAGACGCCGGCTGTTCGGGAAGACGCCGGGCAGAAACTGCTAGGAACCCTCCGTGAACAAGCCGCCGCGTTGCAGATGCAGTCTGACTCGATCGATGAGCAGACCGGCAAATACAAAACTCTCGGCGTTCAAGCCAAAGCACTGGCCGAGTTTGAGCAACGCATCGCGAACATCAAAGAAACAAAGGTACAGACTGCTGATCAAAAGTCTATTCTCGCTAGCCAAGATCTATTGCGCGCTCAGCTCAAGCGAAACGTGGCGCTTGAGCAAGAGATCGCAGCCCGTAAGACCGCCTACGAAGATGAGCAAAAGCTTGCAGCGTTTCGGGAAAACCAGTCATCCAAGTTGAGTCAAGCACAGGACGGTTTGAACTCCTCCCTGACTGGTTTGGGTTTTGGTGAGAAGCTTCGTGAACGGCTGAAAGAAGACTTGGCGATCCGTAAGGAATACCAGTCCGAAGTCGACAAGCTGAATAACCAGCTGAACAAGGGTCAGATTAGTCAAGACCTGTACCAGCAGGAAACGGATATCCTTGAAGAGAACTTGGCTTCGCGCTTGGTCATGCAGCAGGACTACTACAACCAGCTCGACGAAGCGCAGGGCTCGTTCTTCATGGGCGCCTCGGAAGCTTGGGCGAACTGGGCGGATGAAGCGCAGAACTACAGCGCTCAAGCCACTGAGTTCGTAACCGGCACTCTCGACACACTGAGCTCCGGGCTTGCGGATAGCTTCATGTCGATCCTCGATGGAACTTCGACGGTAGGTGAAGCCTTTCAGAACCTCGCCGCAACCATGGTCAAGTCGATCGTAGGCGCGTTGGTACAAATGGCAGCGCAGTGGCTGGTATATCAAGCCGTTACGCTCTTGGCGGGCAAAGCGACACAGGCGAGCGCAGCGACAGCGCTTGTAGCTAACGCCCAGGCGACAGCCTTCCAGGCCTCCTTGGCGGCATTCGCTTCTACGGCGGCTATCCCAATTGTCGGGCCTATTCTCGCACCGGCGGCGGCGGCTTCCGCGGCGGCATTCGCCGCCCCCCTTGTCGCTGGTGTGGCGACCAGCGCGTTAGCGGGTATGGCCCACGACGGTATTGACTCCATCCCGGAGACCGGCACTTGGCTGCTCCAGAAGGGCGAACGGGTAACCACTGCTGATACTAGTGCCAAGTTGGATAAAACCCTGGACGACGTACAAAAGAACAGAACGAACAACAACGCGGGCGGCCAAACTGTTAACATCATTGAAGACGCCTCTAAAGCCGGCCAAACGCGCACCAAACTGGACGATCAGGGTATGCAGGAAATTACAGACGTATTCGTTTCGCAGATCTACGGAGACGGTCCGGTCGGAGAAGCCATGCAACAACGTTTTGGTTTACGGGGCCAAGGCGTATGATTCCGGCCTACCCCGCCGAGCTTCCATGCCCACTCCGGGACGGGTACGGCCTCGATAAAGTTAACAAGATCCGCACCACAGGAATGGACGTGGGACGGGCTGTTCAGCGTTGGGAATTCGACGACGCGCCAGCGTTACCGTCCGTAAGCTGGATTTTTACCGAACAGCAATCAAGGCTTTTCAATGCATGGGTAAATCAAGTAGCAAAAGCAGGGTGGTTTACGATACGCCTACTTAGCGACATGGGTTTTGAGGACGTAACCGCGCGTTTTGTCGAAACACCAAAACGCGCGGAATTGTTAGGGAAATACCTTTGGAAGCATACTGCTACCTTGGAAATAGAGTTCGAGCCAATGCTTGAGGATGGGTGGGCAGAACTTTTGCCAGAATACATTTTACATGCCGATATTTTCGACTACGCGGTCAACCGCGAGTTGCCTGAAAGTCAATGGCAAACTTATATGGGCGCATTCGATACCGCAATTAATCAGGACTGGCCGCAACCATGAGCAATTACAACACGGGCAACGCCGTACCTTCCACTGACCCGCGCGACCTCGATGACAACGCAACGGTATTTGACAGGCTCTTGATGGACGCCGTAGCGAGCGTGCCCGACAGGAAGGGGGCATTGCGTAAAACCTGGTGGCAGATGGAACAGGACGCCTCAGCGCTTGTCAGCCCAAATGTTGCCGCCCTCGCTGCCCTGTCGCCATTAGCCGACAAAGCTTTCTATTTCAGTTCTGCTGGCCCGGTGGCCATGGGCACTTACACGCTTGTTTCATTCGTCAGAAACTTGGGGGGTTGCGCAAACGACGCAGCTTTCCGTACGGCGATTAACGCGGCAAAGTCGGGGGCGAATGATGATATCACCAGTATTACTGGCACTGCGGCTTCGCTGACTACCGCCCGCTCGATTGCGGCAACCGGCGACGCGACATGGTCCGTCAACTTCAGCGGGGCTGGGAACGTCACTGCGGCGCTTACGCTCGCTAACACAGGTGTGGCCGCCGGCATTTACTCACAGGTCACCGTGGACGCCAAGGGGCGGGTAACCGCAGGTACGAGCAACGGTGCGTTTACTAACCTCACTCTGCAAAATTCATGGACTGTGTTCTCTGGGCGCCGAGCTGCGTACCGAAAAATTCAAGACAATGTGCAGGTGGAATTGCAAATCTCAGGCGGTACTGCCACAGACGGGACCGTGCTCGCAACTTTACCCGTTGGTTTCAGACCCGCTTTCCCTGTTGCCATTCCAGTAGTTAGTGGTCCTAATACCTCGCTGTCAACATCCGTCACCCCTCCGAGGGTCTTGATCGATACAGACGGGACGATTAAATGCACTAACTGTAGCTCGGCATCCGGAATTTTCTTTAACACAATTTTTGCGACAGTCTAAGGGCCTAACTATGTCCAACACTTATCCCACTTCAGACATCCCTTTGGGCTCAACATCGCCCAAGGTTTTGTACAACAACGCGTCGAATTTTGATGAGTTCTCGGTTTCTCCGAATCCTACATTCACTGACCGTTACAACAAGTTGCGCAAGACTATCGCCGGAATGGAGATGGACTTTCAAGACTTCCTTGTGCAGAGCGGCTACCGATATATTGGAGCGGATTACGTTGATGGTGTACCTGGCCTCACGTTTACTTCACGCAACCAGTACACGGTTCGTGCTGGCATTGCGTACCGCCTGGCAGTTACTGCCCCAATCCCCTACGTAACGACAGGCGTTTGGGCCACAGACCAGCCGAACTTTCTCGCGTTCGAACTCGATTCAATTTTGTTGGCTGATCTTGCTAACAACTTCGACCCATTGAAGGGTGCCGGGATGATCGGCTACGCCGGTCGCACGGTTTACGCCCGGCTGCAAGACGTAGTGAATGTCTTGGACTATGGCGCTGACCCTACCGGGGCGACCGACTCACTTGCTGCGTTTAACGCGGCGCGGGACAAACTTATGACCTCCGGTGATTTCCGGGGCGGTAAGATCGTTATTCCCAATGGCTATTACAAGTTGTCCGGGGAATGGACCTTCACGGCTGGGGCGTCGATTGTCCACAACATCACGATTGTCGGGAACGGCATCCTGTGTGTCACGCTCGACTTCACGAGTGCGCCGAGTGGAACTGACGGTATCCGTTTCACTGGGGCGGGTGCGCACGTAGTAGTTAATGGCTTTATGATACGTGCCGCAAAACGTCACGGCCTTGTGTTCGAAACTTGCCATGAAATATCTGTACAAGAAATTCGCGTACAGAACTGTATCGGTGACGGAATTCATTTTAACGATACTTTTATGTGCAGTTTGTCAGATATCTGGTCCACTACGAACGGAGGCAACGGCATAACTTTTGCGCAAAAACATACGTCTGTCACTGGATACCGTGTATACACCAACGATAACGTTGGCATTGGCTTGTCGATAAATGGTATGACGTATAGCGCATTTATCGCGTGCGGCTCCGACAACAATAACAAAGGTTATTCTGTTTCCAACGTGCGAGGGTTGGTGTTCCTTGGCTGCGGCGCAGAGGCTAACAAGACCGACGCATGGTATGTGTTCTCAAGCAACGCATCGCAGGGCACGCTACCTGTTGAATTCCGCTACATCAACGGCCTTGAATTGATCGGCTGTGCCGGCTATTTCAACAGCGCCGGGAACCCTGGATTGTTTGGCGGGTTTATCACTGTGATCGCGAATGACGCGAACCCCATCCAGTTCTCAATGAAAGGGTGCGGTTCGGCGCGCGCAAACGTAGCGGACTTTTCCGTTATTCTTTCGGGCGCTACTGGGCCAATCACCTACACCGACGATGGTGCTCGACACGACGCACAGTATTCGATAACCGGCAACGTTATGCCGACTGACTACTACGAAACCATCGTACCTTCAGGATCTTCGCTATCCCTGACGACTTCTGTCACTCGCAGCATCGCTTCCATCACGTTGCCTGCTGGTGATTGGGAAGTGAGCGGCAAAGTGTTGTTCACTCCGAACGGTTCTACCGCCGTAGCTGGCTACTATGCCGGGATCGGTATCACGCCAAACGCGCTGCCGACTGAGCATGACTACTCGACTGGCGGCGTGGGCTATACCCGGACACCGATAGCGGCCACTTTCGATCTGCTGCCACCGGTTACCCGGATACGTTCGCAAGGTTCAACGGTTGTGTTCCTGCAAGCCCAGGCGGCATTTTCATCGGGGCCCCTGGTGGCCGCTGGTAAAATCATGGCGCGTAAGCTGTGAGCCAGATACTTGACGAAGTGAATGCGAGCGGCGGAAACGTCGCTTACATCCGCTCGCTTGAACTGACGTGCGCCGCGTGGCCAGAGTCCAAGGCCGTATGCACCGGTTTCAGGGACAAGCTTATGGGCACTGAAGACGGGCGAACACTTCTTTTCCGTGCCATCAATCTTGGCGTGTCTCTACCTTCAAAGGACAATAAAGGTAGCCAGACTTTGGCATTTGCTACGGATAATACTACCGGCGAAGTTTCGGAACTGGTCGACCTGGCCGTCGAAGCTAACGCTACGGTTAATGTCATCTACCGTACTTATTTGTCGAGCAATCTAAGCGCCCCGGCTGAACGTCCATATCGGATGGTAGTCCTTGGCGGGGAACTACAAGGGGTTATCGCCAACCTGCAATGCGGTTATTTCAACATTCTGCTCACTGCTTACCCCCGTCGATATTTGACACCGGACTACGCCCCCGGTCTTAGGTACATCATATGAGTTGGATAAACGACTACCTTGACAACGCAGTTTATGTTGACGGCGGGCGAGGGCCAGTTGGGTACGACTGCTGGGGCCTTGTGCGTGAGGTGCGAACGCTCCACCTTGGTCGGCAGCAACTCCCTGCATATGGCGAACTGCGCAACGACAATCCGCGCGCCTTTACCAAAGCATACCGAGCGGAGTCAGCCAAGCTTAAGGAGTGCGCGGCGCAGCATGGGGCAATTGCCGCAGTGATGATAGGTAATACCTGCGCCCACGTCGCCGTTGTGCTTGAGCTTTACGGGGAGTTGTGGATACTGGAAATCAATCCAGAAAAGGGAGCGCGGAAGCTCAGGCTCGAAACCTGGCAGCGCGACCATGTACAGGTGACTTTCCACGATGATTAAGCTTTATAGCAGCGTGCTGGCCGGTGGTACTGAAGAAAGCTACCCGATCCAACACCAGCAAAACTTGCTGGCATGGCTGCACGCCAACGGTATCAGCCGGGATAAGGATCTGGAAAATCTGCCATTGGCAATCTTTGTCGACGGTGAACCTGTGTTGCCGCGTAACTGGGCGACAACTGAGCTTTATCAGTTCAGTGAAGTAGAAATGCTACGCGTACCAGAAGGTACTGACCCTTTCTCGATAACCTTTGCATTGATCTTCGGCGCGCAGGCCGCTTTGAAGGCGTTGATGCCTAAGCTGCCGACCCAAAAGGGTAGCAACAACCGGCAAGGCCAGGGGCTTGACGAAGCGAACGCCAAGGGTAACAAGGTAAAGCTCAATTCTATTCGAACTCAATGCTTCGGCATGAACCCGGCGCGATATCCAGATTTTGCCACGCCGAGCCGGCGCTACTTCGCTGCCTACGATGAGCAGCGTATTGAAATGTGCATGTTCGTCGGAGAAGGGTATTACGAAATACCTGTGAGTCGTGTCAAGGTTGGCGAGACACCGATGAACACTCTAGGCTCTGATGCCAGGTTCTCGATATACAATCCTGGCGACACGCTGTTCTATGATCCGGCGCATCTGAATTGGTATCCAGCGCCAGAAGTTGGGCCGAGTTCGAGCGGTTCAGCCGGCCTTGATTTGACAGTGTCTCGAAATCTCACGACTTTTGCGACTGCTTCAGCATTCACCTTCAACGCTAAAACTGTCGGAATTGCTGTCGGTGCCGGCGCTTTCCCTACGGACTGGACAGTCGGCCTGTTGCTGGTCATTGCCTCACCGTATCCGTACACCGTTGATGACGGTACAGGTACTGGCGGGCGCGATGTAATCAACGGTGACATCGCGCAACTAGCTATACCGAATGGCGCAGTTATCGAGATACAGGGTAACAACGCTGGAACGTATGTTGTGTTCTCGCAGACTGCAACAACGATGCAACTGAACTACCTCGGCGGTGTGCCAGCGACTGGCCTGCAAATCGGCCCCGTGACGATGGTGATAGGTTATCCAGGGCTTCGATACAGAATCACCGCGATCACAGCTCAGCTGTTGACTGTGGATCGACTGCTTGAAAATGGCAGCATCGACCCGAGCTGGCCTGGTTGGACGGCACGAACCACTAGTCAGGGTCAGGTCCGCGTTGACGATTCGAACTTAACTGGTGGGTATCGCGGACCTTTCCCAGCGTGCCCCGCTGGTGAGTTATGCACCCACATCGAATGGTCTGTGTTGTTCACCACATTCATCGGTATCGGTCGCGATGGTACAGAATACACCGTCCCGAGCGCCCACCAGTTCGAATACCGGGACATGGCCGTTGGTGGCGCATGGACGGTAATTGTTAAATCCATGAGCAACAACACATTGGACAGCGGCGGCTACACCTTTCGGGAGGCGCTGCCTTACCCCATGCGCCCCGAATGCCGGATAAAACGTCTCCCTAAAACAGGGGGTGCAAACTCCAATGAAGTCAAAGACGACAGCCAATGGTACAGCCTGTTTGGCCTGCTATACGACCGCTCGCCTGTGAAATACGAAGGCATGACGATGATAACAGTCGACATTCGTGGTGGCGACCGTCTGAGCACCAGCGCAGAGAACCTTGTAGTGCTTGAATGTACCCGCAAGCTGCCGGTGCTGCGCGGCGGAGTGTGGCAACCAATGCAGGCGACTCGCGAGATATCCGCTACGATTGGGCACATCTGTCGTGACGCTGGGTACTCTGACACTGAAGACCTGAACATTGCCGAGCTTGAACGGCTTGAGTCCACGCGCTGGACGCCGCGAGGCGAGTACTACGACAAGATCATAACTGACCAAGACACAGTAAAAGGCTATCTGCTGGAAGCATTAATACCTGGGATGTCGGAGCTTACTATTGATCGCGGGGTCTTGACACCAGTTCGGGACGAAGCACGCGGCGAATCGTTCGACCACATTTACAACCCTCGCGTGATGCTCAAGCCAATGAAGCGCAACTTCACAGGGCCTGGTTTGCCGGATCAATTCAACGGTGTTGACGTTGAGTACTTCGACCACATCACCAAGCAGAATGAAACTGTTCAATGCCGTCTGCCGGGTGATGCTGGCACGAAGGTCAAGAAGGAAAAGCTTGAAGGGGTTGGTGACCGCACCAGAGCTTGGCGCTACGGGATGCGGGTGCGGCGCTCGTATCTGTATCGCCAAGGGTCTTACGAGTTCGAGACTGAACTTGCAGGTCTGAACAGCGCCTATTTTTCCTACGTCGGTCTCGGCGACTCGACGCCAAAGTACGGTCAGAACGCTGAGCTCGTCAGCTATGAACCTGGGCCGCCTGTACGTCTCGGTGTCTCTGTGGCGCTGGACTGGTCGAAGCCTGGTGTTTACAAGGTGGTTGTTCGGCGCAAAGACGGCACGGCAGCGGGTCCCTATGTGGCTACGCGGGTTGATGACAAGACGTTCACTATTCCATCACTAGATTTCGTACCAACGTTCAATGACGATGGGGTGATGAATGCGATCATTCAGTTCGGGCATTCAGATCGCTGGATTTACCCGGCGATTATTACTGAGGTATCGCCCAAGGGTGTTAAAACCTGCTCGATGAAGGCCGTGAACTATGACGTTCGGATGTTCGCCGACGACGACAACTTCCCGCCGCCTTTGGCGTAGTGCTATCATGCGTCAAACGAGGAGGTATGGCGCATGAGCCCATTGGAAAAGATTTTCGTAGACCTCGGCTTGGGTATCGCCGCATTTATCGGTGCCCTGGTCGGGGTCTTCGCGCAAAAAGAGGTGGCAACTTGGCGGCAAGGTATTGTTTTTGTTCTTAGCGGGCTGGCGATAGGCTACTATGTAACGCCTCTAGTCCTTGACTTATACTCGATCAAGACAGAATTGACCGGGGCGGTTGGCTTTCTTCTAGGTGCGTTTGGCGGAGCCATCGCAGCCGCCGTATTCAAAGCACTAGGGAACCTGGATCTCTTGGAGCTGGTCAAAAACCGCATTGGCGGAGGAGATCCCAAGTGATGCAAACGGTAAGCCTTATAGCGGTTGGCCTGATAGTCATTCATGCAATTTGGTGTTTGCTATCCCCTCGTGTAAGTGATGGGGTCTTGGGCAAGTTCCTGTACCTCACACTCTCCCTGGCGGCGTTTGCTTTTCTGAGCAGTCCGTCCCCTTTCTCCCAAATGTTGCTCAATATCAGCTTCGCCAGCATCGCCGTACGCCACTGGTGGATGAAAACCTACTGGGCGCAGGTAAAGCGGCGTATTCTTCATTACGTCCACTCACACGGTAAACACTGATGAATGCCGCTACCTTGTCAGAGGCTATGAACATTCCGCTCGCTCGCGCACAGAAGTGGGCCGACGCGCTTACAGCGGCTATGGCCGGCGGGCAGATCAACACCAGACTTCGCATCGCTGCATTCCTGGCGCAGATCGGCCACGAGAGCGGTTCTCTGGTCTACAGCAAAGAGCTGGGAGGCCCGAGCTACTTTGCCAAGTACGACGGGCGCAAAGACCTTGGCAACACGCAGCAGGGCGACGGCGCCAGGTTTTGCGGTCGCGGGCTGATTCAGATAACCGGCCGGGCGAACTACGGCCGCGCCAGTCAAGCGCTTTTCGGCGACGATCGGCTGTTGAAGAACCCCGAGCTTTTGGAACAGCCGGAGTGGGCGGCGAAGTCTGCCGTCTGGTACTGGTCGACGCGCAACCTGAATGCGTTGGCGGATCAGGATCGGTTCATCGACATTACCCGGGCGATCAACGGCGGCACCAATGGACTCGAGGACAGGAAGGCGCGCTACCGTTACGCGCTGGCGGTTCTGAAGTGATCCCCGGTTACGGCTACATCGCTGCAGCTATCCTCGGCGCCTGCTCCGCGTGGTACGTCCAGGGGTTGCGCTGGGAGACGGATGTACAGGAACGCGATCTGGCAACCGCTAAGGCGATCGCCGCGAACGTAGATACAGTGAACCAACAGCTAATCGCGTCACGCGCACAGACGGAAGCCATTCGGGCGACGTTCATCGAGTATAAGGCAGGTAAAGAAAATGAGACGAATGCTCTTGAGCGGGCTGTTGCTGATGGTACTAAGCGGCTGTCAATCCGCGCCACCTGTCCCGCAGCAGTGCGCGCCGATGGAACCGTTCCCGGCGGAACTGTCAGCGGAACCGCAGAACTTACAGCCGAAGCTGGACGCGCTTATTGGGATCTGCGAAGAGGACTCGACCGGCAGTACGCCGAGTTGCAGTTCTGCCGGTCGGAATTGAGGAAGCGATCAGCGAAATAAGTAAAGCATTACGCTGGCGGCGATGGCCGCGCCGATAAAGAAGCTCCAGAAATGCAGAACCTTTTTCACGACAGTTGGGCCGTAGATAACCTTCGGAAGTTCATCACCTTTACGAACAATGTTGAAGTGGGACAAAAGATGGCGCGCCTGATCTTGCTCACGACCTTTGCAAGCGCCTAGGGCGTCCTGTAGATCGCGCATAAGCTGATAGGTTTGCGCCGCTTCTAAGCTGTCATGGAACGTCCCGTCTCGGGCTTCCCATTTCTCTACCTTCTTGATCTGCTTCAGTTCACTCACACCAATACTCCTCTTCCTCAGTTGCATTTTGCGCAGCGGCTGTTGCCTGGCAGATAACCTGGGCGTCCTGCGTGAAGTACGCGGCCACTGGCACCGGGCCGTTTGCGGTTAGCATGTAGAGCATCGCTAGGATTTTCATTTAGTCCGCCTTCTTGGCTTTGTGCTGGGCGACCAGTGATAGGTAAATTTCGCCCAAGGCTTTTTGCGTGATCTTTTTCCAGTTCGGGACTTGTGCTACTGGGCGCAAACCGTCGATGTCGTGACGCATCCTAGTGCCGACAGTAGCTGTACCGTCTTCAGCAAAGTCCGCCATCAAAGGGCGGTACAGCCAAGGGTCATGGCGTTTGCACGCCTTCATCCACTTCTCGTTAAAAGCGTACTGTTCGTCCGACCAGCGCCATTCAGGCATTCGCATCAACGTGGGACGGTGGAAGTACGAAACGCCGACGTTCGACCACCAGCAAAGAGTCCCGTCTTTAACGCTTTCGCACAGATAGCTTTCACCACCACGCTCGAACTTGATTTCGCGCAGCCAAGACAAACGCCACGCGCTTTGAGGTGCGGACTCCAATCTGATCAGATCACCGATTTTAGCGCTGTCACCGCTTGAGAACCCTGTCGAGACGAACCCTATAGAACCCCCTGTGGTTCGGGGGTATTCGCTTTCCGAATTCTCATAGATCCGCGATACGCCGAATTGGATCAGGTAGTCGACAATCGCTGCGTAGGCTTTAGTGTTTTGCATTCCCGTATCCCTGAACTTATTTAAGTAACGCAAGGATATACAACCTTCCTCTTGTAGTCAACTATTCCGCTTCACTCCTTTTCGCGGCCCGCACCATGCGAGCGCCGAAGAATTCGACTTTCTCAGCGTTGTATAGCGCTTTGTTGTCCGCCTTTACCGCGCCGCCCATGCGGCCAGTGCAGGTACGCCAGATCGCTTTAAACGCTTCACCTTCTGCGAAGGTCATGCCAAGCGCTTCGATAATGTCGATGCTCTCCGTGGTATACGGTTCGCCTCCGCTTATAGGATCAGCGACGAGGCATTTGTAATAGTCGACGCTGCCGCCGGTTTTCTGTTGAGTGTCTTCAGCGGACGGATTACGCAAAGCCGCTATAGAACCAGCTCCGAGCTTTGAAGCCTTCTCCCATGCGCACCACGCCATATCCGTAGTGAAGTCTGCGTAGACGAAGTCAACGTCGTCTCGCTCCTTACCGTCTTGCGTAGGAATAAACCATGGTTTTTCTTTCGCCCAGTTTTCAAATTCTTCCCGTACTGTTTTCATGCTGCTTCTCCTTCGATTGTTTTGTAGCCGCGTTCTTTGAGCGCAGCCATGAGAATGTCTTGGACCTCGCGCTTGCTGTGCAGGCGCTCCAAGACCAGTTCGTCGATCGTGTCCTTCGCCATGATCATGTGCATGAACACGGGCCGCTTGAAGCCGGCCTGCAACTGGCGGGTAGGCCCGATGCGTTCGATGGCCTGCAAGTAGTTTTCCAGCGACCACGAGTAGCCGAAGAACACCATGATGTTCGTGTGGTACTGAAGACCATCGACCCCGTGGCCCATCGAAGCTGGGTGGCCGAACCAGATACGCCCCTCGCCGGCCTGTGCTTTCTCCAGCGCACCTTTCTGCGACAGGTCAATGCCATCCGGGAATCGCTTCTTGAGACGCGCCAAATCGCTCTTGAAGTTGTACAGGCACAGTATCGGCATACCGGCGGCTTCCTCGACGATCTCCTCGAGCGCTTCCAGCTTCTCGTTATGCACCACTTCCCACGCTTCCCCGCCTTCCAGGTACATGGCGCCGTTCGCTACCTGCATCAGCTTCATAGACTTGGCCGCAGCGTTCAGAGCCTCAATCTGCGTACCGCTCTCCAGCTCCAGGAAGAACTGCTTCTCCATCTGCTTGTACATCACCTGAACCGAAGGCGGCAGGTCGACCAATATCCGGTTGATGATGGGCTCTTCCAGCGCGAACCAGTCGGCCGCGTCGATCGTGATGCACACGTCTTTAAGCGCTGCCTGGATCTCGCCTTGCGCTTGGTCGGTCGCCTCTACACCGAACCCGGTATGCGAAGCGCGAAACCATCGTTGCTTGAACGCGTCGAAGGTTCGCCCAAGGCGGTCGCCCTTATCGACGAACCACATTTGCCCCCACAGATCCTGTAGGCCGTTAGGACTGGGCGTACCGGTCAGCAGGATGATGCGTTTGATCTTGGTATGCGCGACCCGGGCAAGTGCCTTGGCGCGCTGCGTGCCCTGCCGTAACCGAAAGCCTTTCAACTTGGTGGCCTCATCCGCTACGACGGTCTTGAAGGGCCACCGGTCGCCCAACTCCTCGACCAGCCATGGTAATTGCTCGAAGTTGGTCGTGTAGATATCCGCTGGAATGCGTAACGCGGCGCGGCGTTCTTTCAGGCTGCCGGTGACAACGACAACGCGCAGGTGCTTAAGGTGGTTCCACTTGCGCACCTCGTTCGGCCAGGTGGTTCGCGCAACGCGCAGAGGCGCAACGATGAGCGCGGGGTAAACGTCCTCTACGAAGGTCAGGTCTTCGAGCGCCGATAAAGTGGCGCCGGTCTTCCCGGTTCCCGGGCTAGACCAGACGGCGCAACGCTTATTGCCGACGATGAAGCCGCCGATCAGTTCCTGATAGCGGCGAGGTATGAAGTCAATTGCCATTACACCAAATCTCCATACAAATATTCGTCAGCAATATCACGCCAGGTACGCTGCGATGAATTCGCGCGCCGCTTCAGCGTTGATAGCGTTTCCGTAGGCGCGCAGTCGTCCCACTCGACCGGAAGCCCCATTAACCAGCGGGAATGTGCCGGGTTCAACCGGCCGCCACTTTCCATCCCGGCATCCGAGCCAGTCAGAAGCTCGCCAGAATCCGTTAACCGGGCCGGCTGACATAGCGTTACCTGACGTGGTAGATCCCTCGGATTCGAACCGTCCCCCGCGCTGTTCCTGTAATCCCGAACTACCGACGTATGCCAACCCGAGCAAACCGCTACCGTCTTGCGGCTGCTGTCGTTGTTCCCCGCTGCGTTGTTCCCGTTCTGTGCCGGCGTTCCAGCCATAGGGGTCGGCCATCCGGCCAGGGCCACGATTTGGTTGAGCGGCCTCCCCGTATCCCACGGGCGTGAGTCCTTCACACCCCGATTCGCGTCCGCGGCGGTAACTGTCGGCCACCCAGAACAATCGGTCTCGGATGTGCGGCGCACCGACGCCCGCAGACGGGAACGGGATGGCCCCGAAGGCGTATTCCATGGCTTCCATGTCAGCGTGTACAAGGTCGACCCAAGGCTCGACAGCCTTACTTGCAACCTGCTCTCCAAAGATGACTGAAGGTCTGCACTGCTTGATGATCCAGGCAAAAGTTGGCCAAAGGTGTCTTGGGTCCGCAAACCCAGCTCCAGCGCCTGCCGAGCTGAAAGGCTGACATGGGCAGCTACCGGTCCAAACTGGTCGATCATCGGGCCATCCAGCTTTGCGCAAAGCGAGACTCCAGACACCGACTCCGGCGAAGAAGTGGCACTGGGTGAAACCGGCAAGGTCTGCAGGGGTAACATCTTCGACAGATCGTTCATCAACAACTCCGGGCGCTATGTGCCCTTCGGCAATTAGGTTACGCAGCCACTGCGCCGCATAGGGGTCGAACTCGTTGTAGTAGGCCGCCATCAGCAAACCACCTTGAATTCATGGTCTGACCAAAGACCATCAACGGTTTCCAGACTACGGATAACCGCCTCTACCCCTTCTTTGCTATCCAGCCAAACCACTTCGGCACCCGCAGCACGGCGACGCTCGTGGTCGCGCACCTGAGCTTCGGTAGGCTTTTTGCCGGTCGCTTTCAGCTCAACGAACAACACGCGACCTCCGAAGGTGATCATCCGATCGGGCACCGAACGACGCTGGGGACTGGTAAACTTGTCGCACAGCGCGCCAATCTCTTCGCAGCGCTTGACGAGGTACGCTTCGATATCGCGTTCTAGCATGGCCGTGACTCCGCCCTTTCAGTCCAGGTCTCCCATCCGCGCTGGATAGTGTCAGATTCGTATTCGCCGTCTTTAGGGCTCCCCGGCTGATTACGTCGTAAAAGGTCTTTGCAGGACCGATGTCTGCGAACGAAACGCTCATAATTGTCTCTGTCTTTCTCACTCATGTGTTCTATTCTCCATGTCCGCTACGGCCAAAACAATCGCCCTTCTAGTAGCGTTTAGAGCGTCTTCGCCGTGATGTACACGAATTCCACCTATTACTGTTTCCTCGTCGGTTATGTCCACCGGGAGGCAGAAACTTACCGCTAAAGCCAGGGCGTCCGCACTGTTGGTCAAGGGGTTCCAGTAGTGCCCGTTACCCCAGCACGCTATACCTCCTCCCCAAGCCGGTAGGAATTCCACGACGATACCGGCTGCTTTGCCGGCCGCGGTTAGCAATTCACGGTCATTCATCGCGGAGTTCCTTTAGTTAATGCGTCGCACAAAGCCATAAGCTGATTGGCTTTCTCCACGAGCGCTCGGGCCTTAGTTTGACGTTGCTCTGAAGTCTCGGTCAGCATTTCGTAGACTTCGGGACTGACAACCATGGTGCGGCCAGTTAGCATGTCGTTCTTCAAAACTTGGAAGCCATTCCAGTCGATTGGGCCGTATCGTTCGCTAACCATTTTTAGCTCTCGCTTCTGAAGAAATTGCTTTCCGTATTTCCGAAGCGTCCATGCCGCGCAGGTCTATCCATACGCCACGGACCCCGAAAAATAGTTCGGCAACGTGGTCTCCGAGCTCTACTGAGACTCCACAGGCTCGGCATTCTTCGAGCGAATCCGCTAGCTTTCGTAAAGCTTCTTTCTGCACTTCATTCATCACAAACCCTCCTCTATTCGTACGCAAGCTTATGCAAGATTCGACTTGTAGTCAACCTTTCCTGTAGCGATACGCTTCGAAGCCGGCCGCGGCGAGGGGTAGGCCTTCTGTCCAGTCGCAACCGGCTGACATCAGTTCGGCCAGGTGTTCGTGCGTGTAATCGTCGGTATCCGGCGCTTCGCTGATGATCTCGTCGTGGACGGTTAACACAATTTCGTAACCGGCGGATTCTATGGGTTTCATCGAGTAGGCGAGGACATCGCGCGCCGCCGCTTGGCACATATTTTCACAGAGCTTCCCCGAATATGTGCGCAACCTCTCCCATTTGCGGGAATATTGATTGATACCCATAAAGGTGATCTGACCGTCATCCTCGACACGCGGGGATGGGTAGCAGAGATACCGTCCGGAAGGCAACATTACGCGGAGCCAGGCGCCATCGCGGCGAATCTTATGACGGCGGCAGGTGTAGGTTTGGCCCGGGTTGTTAATCGCCGTCCTGCAGCTATTCTCGATATCCTTCCAATACGTCGAGGTGTTGGGATGCGCCTCGCGCCACAGACGCTTAAAGCTATCGCAGACGATGAACGCGCGATCACTCAAACCGTATTGGCTTTTACCCTGGCCGAGTTGCCATTCCAGGAAACTCGACGCTTCGTCGAGGGTGCTCTTAGGGATCGCGTCGATCGCCCGTTCGGCCATGGCTTCCAAGTCGATATTGAACGCCAAGGAGAATGTTATAAAGGCGCCTACCCCACCGGCGTACCCGAGCGCCAATTCCATCGTTTTACCGATCTGCCGCATGTCCTTATCGACGTCTGCAGGGTTAATCCCGAACGCTTTGGCGTAGGCCAATTTGTAGAGGTCGAAACCCCGGCCGGCGTCGAAGTCACGGAACGCCTGGAGTTTCCATTCTTCCCCGGCCAGCCATGCGAGCACTCGACCCTCAATATTGCTGAGGTCGGCGATCACAAATTTTTTGCCCTTGGGCGCGATGAACACTCCGCGCACAGCGCTTGAGCATTTTTCCATTACCGTACTCATAGCAAGTCCTCAGCGTCATTCAGAAGCTCTTCGATTGCGCGGTCTACGCCTTCAGGAGAAAGCGTACTCCTGCTGAGATTCTGCGGTTGTAGAAGGCGACCCGCCCACCGCCCCGTGCGCAATGCCCCACAAAACGCAAGAAGCCCCCTCAGCCTGCCGTCGGCACTAACGCCGTTCAGAACACGTTTGTACTTCGACACACTGGTTTTTGACGCTTGAAGTCTGACGGCCAGCAGTTCGCGCAACTCCACCGGTAGATCCGGATCATCGATGCGACGCTCCAGCGTACTGATCTGAAGGTCAGGTAAGCCGACGCCGTAAGCTTCCAGGATATGCTCCAGCATCTTGTCGCGCTGGTTGGCACTGGTCACGGCGCCATCGGTCAAACGCGCTGCATCGGCGGCGTGGATCACCTGAGCACGATCCGAAGCGCGGATCGCAGCGTGCGCCAAGTCCAGGTCCATCAGCACACCGCGTTCGTTGATCTTCTGGTCGAGGTGCCACAGTTCCAGTTCTGCGCCGCGGTAATTCCAGCGGGGGAGCTTTTTGTAGATCTCGCGCATCGCCTCGATGTCAAGACCGCCATAGTCGCGAAAGCGTTGCCACTCTATCGGGTGCGTTGCTTTCGTGGCCCGGCGTATTTTGCGACCCTTCGGTTGAGGTTTGCAGAATAACGAGATCCATGTCCGCCCTTCCTTGTCCTTAGCCTTATCGGTCGCGACGCCAAGAATGGAACATAGAGTCCCGAGTGAACCCGGCAAAGAGTGCGCCATGGCGCAGACCATGGTGTCGAAAACGCGTTCCACAGGAAGGCTAATACCGTTGTGGGCCATAACCGTCCGATCAAACGCCGAATTGTGGATAACAATTTCATAATCTGGATCCTCTAAAACAGTGAGCAAGTCGCTTATATCTTCATCCCCATCGCGAATGATTACTTCCCCATCGCCGACCGCCCACTGCCACATGATGATTTCGGCGCCTTCTGCGTAACGGTGCGTCCCGTTGTTGATCGGCGTTTCGCAGAAGGTTTCCGTGTCGAGGAAAATGCATTTGTCGAGGTTCATTTGCTGATCACTATTTCCATGGCTTTGATTTCGCGGTTGAGAACTACAAGCGCTTCAGCCTGTTCTCGACGCTCCTTGTCCGGGTTACGCGGATCCACAACGAATTCGGCCATGGTGCGGCGGCGTTTACGCATCTCCTGGACCATGGCCCGCAATACCGGCAGGTGCGGCTTTAACGTACGGTACAAGTGCAGCTTGTTGGTTCGTTTCAGCGACACTCCGGCTTTACGCAGCCGATAGCCCACCATTTGCTGGCTGCAACCAAGCCGGTTTGCAATCTGCTGCTCGGTCAGCATCTGTTCGAGGTACAGCTCGACGATGGTTTCGGTGGCTATGGACAGTGTCATTTCCGCCCCTCATTCCGCGCAGCGGTGGCGTCGAGGCAGACCTCAGCAGCTTCGGCGAGCTCCCATGCTTGTTCGTGCGTTACATAGCCGGTGGCGCGGAATGCATCCTTGAACTGCTCGGTCGTTGGTAGCTCCACCGCGACCGGCGCTGGCGGGGCGGTGTAGAGGGCTTCCCCTTTGATGTAATCATGTTCGTAGCTTGACCCTGGTCGCGGCCAATAGTGATCCAGGCACTGATGCGTTATCTGATTTCCGATGCTCGTATTTTTGTAAAGCCACGCCACCGGCTCACCCAGCCCGCTCTCCAGCTCAGCGATGCGCGCCTGTAGCTGGGCGATGATGGATTGCTGATCGCGAATATGGCAGAGGGCGCGCTTCGAAAGTTTTCCTCCGTTGCTCAGTTCAGAATAGAACTCTTGAAGCTGCTGCTCGTCGGTCATCGCATGCCATTGCAGATGATCAACTTGCACCGACGGAACTGCGCCATTTTTGGTTCGCACTGTAGCCTCGCCCCAGCCATTAAAACAAAGGAATTCGACCCATCCACGGGGGCAGGCTCGGGTATTTCCAACATGGAAAAGTCTGTCACCGCGCTTGGGCGACACGCCGTCAATCGTTGTGTTATTGGTCATGGTCAAACTCCTTTCGGCTCAAGTATGGCAAGTCGATCACGCAAACTGTTGATCTCATCCTGGTATTCGTCAGCCAGCTTCTGAACTTCGTGGTGCTCAACCCAGCTACCGTACTTATCAGGCACCCGGATAACGGTGCCTTTTTCATCGTCGCCGCCACGCCAAAAATTGAACCGAGGCAATTTGTTGACCTTGTCCCACAGGTCGTAACCTTCACGCGTTTCAATGTTTCTCATGACTTTCTGCCTCGGGGTTGGGGTTGAGGGCGGCATAGGCTTCGGCGATCAAGCATTCCCAGCGATGCGGTAGGCCGCCACGAATCGAATAATCTGTCTTTTGGACTTCGATGATTCGAGACAGGATTACGCTCATTCCCGCAATGCGCTGCTCGGCGGCGGCAACCCGTTCGTCCTGATATGTCGCGTACTGGTCAGACAGCGCGATTTCTTCGTTCTTGGTATCCACTTCCAACTCGGCGGATTCGAGAGCTTTCTTCAGCACATCCCGCTCAGCCTCAGCCGTATCGGCGCGCAGGCGTTGGGCGTCGAAGTCCTCGACCATGACAACCTTGGGGCCTTTCGGGAAATACTCGAGCTTGCTCCCGCCAGCGCTGAAAATTGTTTGAGCGTTATAGATGTGAACATCCGATGGGCGTCCTGTTACCCGACTCTCGATTGCTTTCCAAACTGGCTCATACTCGGGCCAGTCGCTTTCAATGACTACGCAATGACGCTCAGGCGCGCCCCAACTTGAAAGCATCGAATCAAGATGGAGAAGATAGGACTGTGCCAGATCGCAATCGACTGGGGACATCTTTGCCAAATCGCTGCGCTTAATTACGTAATAACGGTTTTCACGTTCGAATTTCACTTCACTCATGACATGCACCCTTGAATAAGTTGCGGCCAGCCGGTCATGGCTAGACCGAGGATTGCGAAGAGGTAGGTGGTCATGATGCGATCCACCAGAAGAGAGGTGCCCAAACGAACACCAGGCAGAACAGAATGCATTTCGTGATCATGTTTGCTTCTCCTGGCGGGCACGGTACGCCTTGTTCCAACCTGCTATCCACTTCGAAAATCCCCACGGAGCGGACTTCTCATCGAACGGATTTTCATCACGCTTGAGGCCTTTAAGAAAAGCCGCATAACCTTGCTCAAATGGCGTCATGGCGCACCTCGAACTGGACCGGGCAGTAGGGCGAATTGAAGTCCTCACCATAGAGAACGACGGACTGCCCTTGGTCGGCTCTCCATGGATGAACCCACTGGACGTAACCGTTAAGAACGATCGGGGTAATCATTTCCCTTCTCCCTACTTGATGAACGGATAACGAGATTTGTAGAACTTTGCTGCGTAGAGGGCGGCGGCGGGTTTGTAGCCCTTGGCGCGGAGCTTCTTGTAGCACTGGATGCTGAATGCGATTTTCATTTTACTGGGCACCCGCAAGATTGAAGACTGCCTTTTCGGCGAACTACGGCCCGCCCTTCACAGCGTAAATGCTCTAGGGCGCCGTCGAAATCGCCTTTATGAAGCTCAAGAGCGCGCTTGCATGACATCAAGCCTTCGCCGCTTCGCTCACGCAGTGCGCGAATTAGTTCAGCAGTCACACATTTGACTTTCTCGTCTGAATACCGCTCGATATCTAAAGCCATTTTCCGTTACTCCCTGCGTTTGTTTTCGTTAAACCAAATGTACAACGCATTACTTGTATTGTCTTGCGTATCCCGACGAGCGGTCAACAAAAAGCCCGACACAAGCCGGGCTTTTCGAATTGCTTTAGCTGTTAGGCCAAGTCGTCCGCATCAGCGCCGTCTGCGATTTCCTCAAAGTCGCTGGCGTCTGCGGAGGTGCCGCCACCGGAGAACGCTTCACCGTCTTTGACGAACTGGATCCCTTGCAGCTGGGCGTTGACCTTCTTGCCGTACTGGTTGTCCTGCGCCCATACGTCGATGATCACGTTGACATAGCAGCCGGAGTACGGCTTGCCATCGGCGGCGACCAGGGGGCTACGGTCGCGGTCTACCACGGTTGGACGAACGGTGTTGTTCGCATTGAAGAACAGGTTCCCTTCGTAGCCGACATAAGATGCTTTGCTGTCGCCATCGTGGATCAGCAGGTTGTCGCCCGCTTTCAGCTCTTTGCCGATCTGCGCCCACTTGGCGCCCCACTTGGCTTTCCCGACTTCTTCGACTACAGCCTTCAGCGCGGTGATGCCCGGGTGATCAGTCGGGAAAATGAACGCCGCGGCGAACTTGCCGTCTTTGTTCGGCTCGAAGATGTCAGGGAAAGCCAAGCGAGCGTTAGTGAAAGTATGTTTCATGTGGTGAATCTCCAGTCTATTTTGAGGGTTCTATTTCTGTTTGTTATACGAGGTCATCGAAGTTGTCTTCGGCGACAGTTACTTGCTCTACTTCCGCCGGCAGCACACCGAACTGCTCGGCGATCGCCATGCTCAAAGCTGGGCGCTTGTCGCTGGCTGGCGCCACCGATGGCTTACCATCGCTACGGCCAATAAGTGGCTGCAGCTTGTTCCACTTGCGCGGGTTGGCTTCCTTCAAGACCTTCTCGGCTGTTGTGGGGCTGATCAGCTTGAAGTCGTACATTTGGTTGACCTTCAGGCGCATCGCCTTCAGTGCGGCTTCGGCTTCCTCCTCGCTGATCCAGCTACGCGCACCCTGGCGGCCTTCGACCAGTTTGTAACGGGCATCGGTGAACGATCCGGACAGGAGACGCCGCTCAACCTCAGCGCGTACCGCTTTGGCAAAACCTTCGATCATATCGGCCGCGTCCATCAGCGTAGCCAAGCGCTCATCTGATGCGTCCGGCAGCTTGGCTTCAGCAGCTTCGAGACTTGGCCGAATATTCGGCTTCTTGACGGTGAAGTGTGGCGCCTCTACTTCGTACGTGTCGTTTTGCTCGTGAAAGGTAATCGCAGCCGCCTTCACGCCGAAGCTCTGCGCCAAAAGCTTTTCGGCCTGTGGCATTTCGACCTTAACGAATCCTTTTTCCAGGTCTACGAATTCGCCCACGATAAGCTCCATGGTGTGTTGAGTTCGCTCGTCGCAAGTTGCAGCGCGCTTGCAGAACTTGCACTGCTTCTCACCTGGAACGGCCGGCAGATCTTCGGCTTTGCTGAACGCTATACGCTTGGACGCAGCGCGGATCAGATCAATCCGCGCATCGAGTTCAGCGCGCGTGAGCTTAGCTTCGTCAAAGTGATGCATGCGCGGCTGGAGGATATGCAGCTCAATCTGTTCAACCTCGCCCAGCAGATCGAATTCTTGCAGACCGGCATCGGTATACATTTCCTGCTGCTCGTTGTCCTTCGCGAACACCTGGACGCCCATTCCCCATTTGAGATCCATGCAAATGGCGGTCTTGCCCTTGATGATCCAAACGTCAGTGGTGCCAGTCGCAGGCTCAACTTCGTCTTTTGTATAGATTTCTCCGGTGTCGAAATCGACAAAATTCCCGACATCGGTAAGAAAACAGACCGCCCCGGTGACTTTGTGCCAATGCTCGCCAGTGATATGCGCAATGCTGAGCTTCTGTTCGGTGTAAATCGTCGCCCCATCAGCGACAGCCCGAACGTAATCCAAAGCCTTCTGCATTGGGCCGATCATGTCGAGTCCAACCGGGTATTGGCCGGCGGTGTGGAACTCGGTTACACCATCCTGAACGCGGATGCGCAGACCTTGAAAGTCTTTCGCGTCCTTGTTTTCGAGCAGGCATTGTTCCATCAGGAAATGCGCTGCGGTGCCTTCGTCCGCAAAGCTACTCGACTGGTCGGGTAGCCCACGTTCCCGATGCGGCTTAGCCAAGCAGCGAATCGCTGCCGGCATACCGCTAGAACTTAAGAGTGCGTGAACGCCCATGGTTCAGCCCTCAAGCGCTTGCAGATCGACGTAAACGGCTTCCAGCTTCGCCTGGTCGTTCACGGTGCTGAAGTCGTCTTCTTTGTCGAGCAGCACTTTGAGGTTGGCAATACCGTGCTTGGCGTTCAGCGCCTTGATTTCTTCACGCTTACCGGCGCCGGCTAGTTTCAGGACCAAGGAACGGACGGTTTCGTAGGGAACGGCGGTGAAGTCCGAGATATCGTCTTTTTCTTCGACGATTGGCTCAGGCTTAGGTTCTTCTTTTTTGATGACGCCTGCTCCTTCAAGGTTAGCCTTGATAGCGTCGACGACCGTTTCCTTTTTTACTGCTTCTTTTTCAGGCTTCGGAGTACGCCCGGCCAGGGAAAGGGTCAGCAGCTTGACGGCTTCGGTGTTCGCGAGCAGGGCTTCGGTATGGGCTTGGATCAAGGCTTCGATCGACATGTTGCAAGTTCCTTTTCGGTTAAGGTGTGCCGCAGATGGTAGAGAGCGGCACAAGGTATGTCAAGTGGATTAATTGCTATTGCTTGTAGCTGGAGCGGTGAAGGTAAAAGCGCGGCTACCTGGCTGACCGAGGTTCACTTCACCTTCCGCTTCGAAGGTTTCGATTTTCAGCTCGTCCCAGTGACCCAGCACCTGTTGGCACTTATCGAGGCGCGCTTGAATGTGGCGTAGCTCATGACGCTTACGAATTGAATAGTGGCGTTTAGCGTCCTCAATCGAGGAATGGCAGTATCGGGAGCCCAGCTTAGGAACCCAACGTTTGTTTTTCTCTACCCATTCTGGGAAGGTGTGCCGATAACGCCAGTAGTAGTCGGACAGCACCCAGTAGCCGCAGGCTGTCTCACGCACTACGTGGAACTTCTCAAGATCAACCGTTACTTCGCCGCTTGCCGTCCAGTGGTCGGCTAAACGGTAGTGCATTGGGCCATTACTCATTTTCCTTCTCCTTTCCAATCGTGGCAGTACCACCCGTTCGACGGGCTGGCGCTGCCTTTGCGGTGTGGGGCGCCGTCGATCTCCCAAGGGAAGCCCGAGCATTTGCACCCCAGTTGTTTGTGTTCTTTCTTCTTGCGATACCAGTCCACCCGATACGTCCCGCCGCAGTCACAGTGGACCTCGGGTTCTATGCCCTTGGCTCGCGACTCCTGGCAGGCTTTGCACTTGCAGCCGTTGCGCATGTACTCCGGTGGCTGGGTAAGCGTTCTGCGGCCGGCACATCGCCGGCAGCGGCAGGGATATCGGTTCATCGCCGAAGTTCTGCAAGCTTCCGGGTAAGGTCCAACGAAGCGCGCTTGCCGGCTGCGTGTGGTGCCACTTCTGACCCATGGTCGTAAATCGTTTCGTTGCACTCCGGGCATTTGGAGTGATCAGCAGCTTGATCGATTTGATAAAGGCTGCAGGATGATCGCCAGCAGCGCCGAGTTTTCTCTTTACGTGCCTTGCGCAACGCTTCCAAGGCTTTCTTGGTGCGCATGATCTCGATCAGCGCCTCGTCAATCGTTTGGTCTTTAATCATTTTCCTTCTCCTTTATCAGTTCGGTACGCAGAATCTGTACTTCCCGCGGTGCGGTGAAATTGAGTTTTGCGTGGCCTTTGGCGAGGTCGACTACCAAAACGGAAACGCCGTCGGCGATCTGCAGGGAGCCACGGAACCGGACGCGTTCTACCTGCAGCGTGGACAGGATCCGCATTTTGCAGAACCCGCCGCACACATCGAGGATGTCAACGTATTCCGCTACGCCGCCGATCAGGAGGCGAACAGACGTTCCGGCTTTGCGTGTCAATACGAGATTGGTCATACGTCATCCTCGACGATTTCGAATTTGCGGTAGCCGGCCTTATAGATGTCTTCCGCCATTGCCGTAGTACAGTTCAGATCGGCTTTAATAAGATCTATGGCTCTCGCCTGTCTTTCTTCCATTGTTTTCGGAGGCATCGGTATCATGTTTTTCGTACCTGGTTTACCGACATCTTCGCGCCACCCTTCTCTTTCGAAATCTGTTACGCAGAACCATGATTTATCGCCTTTTACCTTTACCCAGTGTGGTACGTAGCCGTCTACCATCGGGTGAAAGTGGGTAGTACCTTCAGGCGCCTTGCTCCAATCAATATTCATTTGCGCATCACCTTATCTATCATCAAGTCAACTTCGAACACCGTGGCTTGCATGTCCATGCGGCGTGCTGGCGCATTCTTTGTACCGACGATCAAGTCCTGCTCGTTCAACGCGTAACCCGTTTGTGTGATCCAGTGCCCGGGGCGCCACGGCGCGAGGTCTGTTACTGGTGGCTGAAGCATGGCGGTTACTCCTTTATGCGAAATAGAAGCCGATCAGGATCAAAGCGAGCACGGTCAGGAACATGAAGTCGGCGTCGTCCATGCTAGGTCTCGCTCTTCGGCATGAGGTCAGACACGAGTAAGCGGATATCGAGAGCTGTCAATTCGGTATCAAGGTAGCTCGTGTCTTGGGTCAGCTCAGCGATACCGCAGCCTTGCGCCATAGAGGCGCCAATATGAAAACCTAAGCGCTCGCACGCTTCCAGCGACTCGGCCAGGGTTAGTAATGCTTGAGCCTGTGCGCGGGTGATCATGGTCGTTTTCCTTTAATCGAGTTCAGCAACGAGCGCCAAAAGGCTACCAGCTTGCTAATGCGAAGATCAGCATCCGTTACCCACTGGTCATGCTGTACTAGGTTATTGAAGCGCTGTACTGCCTCCTGGCTTTCCTTCCTGAAGTAGGTAGCACGCTCTTCCCAGTTTTTGTAAGCCGCTTCCATAGTGTCGCCCGTTGCTTTGATCCAACCGACGATTCCACATCTTTCTTCCATCGAGCGGCAGATGTAGCCGTCTACTCCGTATGGATCTTTCTTAATACGCAGCTTCATTTCGAAATATTCCCGGCTACGTAGGCGCTCATGCCTGCGCCAATGAGGATCAAAGCGTTTAGGAAAAAATCCGCTTCTTGAGAAAAGCTGGTCGGTACCTGAGTAGCGCCGGCCATGAACACCGCCAAGGCTAAAAATAAAATCTTCACGGCTTGCGTACTCCTAGCAGTTGCTCGGGGACGACGCGCATGGTGGTAGGCCCTACGGCCACGTCGTAGCTCTTCACACCGACCTTCACAACACGCGCCAGGCACTTGTGGTACTCGCTCTGCGTGTCGTTAATGCGAACGGTCTGATTGGGTTTGAAGCGGTTCATTCGAACGGCTTCCCGCAGTCGGCACAGAACTTACGGCCGGTACTACGGTTTCCGATAATAGTTTCGTGCTGGCAGAGCTGACGCTGCGCGGCCTTCGCTTCATCTTCAGACATGTAGACGTTTGCCGCAGCGTTCATCGCCGGACTGCCGAGGCGCACTTCGATCGGCTTATTTACTACGTTCAAAATCCAAACCATCATCCTTCTCCTCAATATCTGTTTGGTGTGAAACAACTATACAACACGAAACTTGCGATTGCTTGTATGTCCGACGAACGGTTAGGGTTTTGCTTTAACGATGTCTTCTTTCCGCTTCTTTACTTCCTCCCAATGTTTGTAGGCTTGTTCTATCGTGTCGCCATAAGCCGACACAGGATAAGTTCCGAAGAATCCTCCGGGTTCGCGTGATCGGCAGACAAACCCTACAGAACTCCAAACGTCGCGCTTGATATGAGGTTTCATTTCTTCCGATCTCCTCGGTTCGTATTGATCAAAGGCTTCTGGCCGTCCTTCAACGGCCAGGGTGATTCGGTATGGCAATCCGGGCAGTGGATAATGCGTAGGCTGCTCATGCGTATCACGTCCGGGTTACCGCACTTTGGACATTGGAGGGTCATTAATCACCACCGCCTGAGGAGCTACTCCCTCTATCGCAGGAGGACGAAGACCCACTGTCATAGCTGCTACTGCTCGAACTGCCACAGTCGTAGCTTGAAGAGTGCGAGCTGTGATTAGGCGTCGAGTCGTAATACACGGAGCTATTGAGGCCGATCGGGTTGAGTGGATTCAGGGGGTGAATCGGGTTCGACATAATGTCGTCTTCGCGCCGCGTTGAGGACGTGGCCGAACTTGACGACCGCGCTTTGCTGGTTCGCAAAGGTTGAGCGTTATCGTAAAGATCTCGAGGGCGCCGCTGTTCCATGAGTTGGGCAATCGTCAGTGCTGGCTTTGGTTCTTCTTTCTTGCCGAAGACCAAAGCGAAAAGTTTTGCGAACATGGTAAATCTCCTGCTAGGCGAGGAATATGGTTGGAATGGTCTTAGGTTTGTCGGCACAGAGCACGTAATACGGCCCGTCGCCGATGAGCCGGCTTGCTTCGAAGCCGAGATCGTTTATCACGTAGTCGAAGTGACAAGCGGCGTCGTACATCGACTCGAAGATATTGCTTTCGTAGATCGCCAAGCCGTTACGACCCAAGCGTTCAAGGATTTCGATTCGCTGTTCGTGAGTCACGCTATAAATCCTCCTGGCATGGTTTTCACATATCGCTGTGCCGCCGGCTGATGCATCTGACCTTTGGCGCAGTCGCTGGTGTTGACTTTGGGCATCTTGGGTTTCTTAGGCTTGCGCATCGGAAGAATCCTTTATTGAGAGTTCGGCCAGGGCCAAAGCTTCGAAAATAGAGAAGCTATGCGACTTAAGCGTTTGCGGGTCGAGGAGGGACAAGCCGCAACGATCGAAAGCACCAGATCGTTCAACGCCTCGACTTATAAAGTTGCGGCCCTCTATGGATACGATAGCCCCTTGGGGGAACCAGTCTGTTAACACCCGAGATAGATTTACCGACCCCATCCCGCTGCGCGTGGGTAGAGGATTGGCCTTTTGCCCCGGGCGGAAGAAAAATTCAGGGGTATAGAACATCTCTGGGAGTTTCCAGAGCTTCAGAAAATCTTCACGTTGCATATCCATGGTGGATCTCCTGCGTTGGTGTGAAGCAAATCTAATTGTGTTTTCTTGCTTTGTCTAGCGCTATTTGCTTTTCCTGTTAAATCCCGTAGGATGCACCCCATCGACCCCCTAAACAGAAGAGAAGTACCGATGGACAAGAAACTCGAAGCTCTGAACAAATACGCACTGGAACACCGCGCCACCCTGGCTGTGATGAACGCGCTGGTCAGCGCCAAGTCCTACACCGGGATTCTCGATACAGTAGTACGCGCCGGCAGCCTTGACGACGTAGCTGAAAAGCTTGGCGTTACCTACCAGGCAGTCCAGCACTGGTTGAAGCTCGGCTACGTGCCACTGGGCCGTATCCCTGAAATCGAAAGCACCTACGGCGTACCTCGTAAAGATCTGATGAACCCGAAGTATGCAGCAGCCCTCGCCGAGCCTAACTTCTCGTCCGACGTATAAGCCGTGGGAGCCGCGAAGATGGCCAAGGCATTAGAGAGCCTGCAGGCGCCTGCCGCCTTGCGGGAGTTGAAACAGTGGTTGATTTGGAAGTTCGAGCCCAACCCTAAACCCGGGAAGAAAGACCTCAAGGTTCCCTATTACGCCAAGTCAGGCACAAAGCGCGGATGGATGCCCGGCGTTCGCAGCAAGAAGGTCGGCCAGGGTTCAGCAGAAGAACTGCCGTTGCTCGTTACGTTCGACGAGGCCTTGGTTGCAGCGCAAGAGCGCGGTATGACGGGTGTAGGACTGGCCATGGTGCCTGGGCAACCGGTAACCGCCTTGGACTTCGACCACTGTGTCGTTGACGGCAAGATAGATCCGGCGGTAGAAGCACTGATCGTTGGCACTTATTCCGAGATCAGCCCGTCAGGTACTGGCGTTCGCGCGTTCGTCTTAGGCGATCTTGGCGACCGTAGCGACGCCCACCCCGAAGACGGCGCGTTCGGCTTTGAGACGTACACCACATCACGTTTCGTGACCTTCACCGGCAACGTCACCGATATCGCCGAGCTTACTGGCAGCGAAAACACGGTCGCAGAGCCTTCCCAATTGCTGCTCGATACCTGCGAGAAGCGTTTCGGCCCTCGTGTAATTCGTCAGATCTCCATAGGTAAGAGCGACAAGGAACGTGTAGGGCTTACCGACGCGCAAATCGCCGAAGTGCTCAAGTGGGTGGCCGTAGGAGACCATAACCGCTGGATGGCGGTAGGGATGGCGATTCACCACGAGACCGAAGGCGAAGGCATGTGGTTATGGGACGAGTGGTCGCAGCTTGGTGCTGACTACGAAGGCCCGGACGAGATCCAATATAAGTGGTCGACCATTGGCAACTATACGGGCAACGAGAAGACCTTCTGGTCGGTCCTGCGTGAAGCTCAGGCCCAAGGCTGTCCGGTTGATGTCGATACCGCATCGCCAGACGAATTCGAAGCTCTTCCTATGCCCGTCGGCGGTCGCTTCAATATCCGCTCACATGCTGACTTCGCCGGCCAGGTTCGATCGGTCCGGTGGATCGTCAAAGACTTCCTGCCTCACGCCCAGCTCGGTGTTCTGTTCGGCGAGTCGGGCTCGGGTAAGACGTTCGCTTCCTACGACCTGTGCGCCGCCATTTGCCGTGGCATTGAATGGAACGGTAAGCGCGTGACCAAGGGTCGCGTCTTGTACGTCGTGGCAGAAGGCGTGGCCGGCTTCGTGAACCGGATCAAGGCGTACTGCCATCAACAGGGCATAAAGCCTTCCGACATCGATATGGACGTGATCAGCGACCTTACACCGAACCTCCTCGAGCCAGCGCAGATCACCGACCTAATAAAAGACATCAAGAAGCAAGAACCCTACGACCTCATCGTGATGGATACCTTCGCCCAGGTAATGCCCGGAGCTAACGAGAATAGCGGTGAAGATGTCGGTAAGGCCTTGGCCGAGTGCAAGAGGATCCACCGCCATACCGGCGCCATGGTGCTCCTCGTTCACCACAGCGGCAAAGACGCTTCCAAGGGTGCCCGTGGCTGGTCAGGTCTTCGTGCGGCGGCTGACGTTGAGCTTGAGGTTCTGCGCTCGGACGAACTGCGGTCTATCTCGGTCACCAAGCTGAAGGACGGTCAGGACGGCGCCAATATCGGCTTCAAGCTTCACACCGTGATCCTCGGCGAGGATGAGGACGGCGATGACATTACTAGCTGCATCGTTGAGTACACCAACACCGGCCGCGCGACCAGAGAGAAAGGGGCCACTGTAGGCCCGAAAGAGCGTCAAATTCTGATGGTTCTGAACGAGGTTTTCGGCCTTGGAACAGATCAAAAGATGGCTTTGCCGGAGCTTATTGAGGCTGCCGCAGCACAATTGGCACCGCCGATTGATGGAAAAAGGGACAATCGCAAACGCGATGTGTCCAGGTGTATCGATAGCTTATCCGCAAAAAACTACCTGTTCGTCGAGGATGGCATGGTGAAATTGCCGGAAAACAACAATGCGTAAGAATTGCGGATCTCTTTGCTCCATGCTCCAAACTGCTCCAATGGAGTAAATGGAGTAGTTGATCAGTCTCTTTTCTGCTCCACTCCACTCCACCACCCTTTAGGGGTGGAGTAATGGAGCAAAGAGATCCGCATGGAACAGCAGATTCAGAAAGAGAAACGAATGGAGCAAAATGAACACGCAAGAATTGCAGATTACATAAACACGCAGAAATTGCGCGTAATGCAGTTAACTACCCCTGGCCGAGACGCCTACCCCAGTTCGCGGTTTACGGGTACGCTGATCACTCACCACATGGAGCGGAACCCATGGCATGTTCCGGATGCGCTCGACGTCGGGCGAAATTCAAAAAGATAATGGAGTTAGCCAATGAACGATTCGAAGAACTCAAGCAACGGATTACTGGTAATGCGGATCCCTCAGGTGCTCGGGAAGGAGACCGTTCAGTTGATCACGGACCACATAACCCCGATCGCTGACCAACTGGGCCTAGAGCCGATGGTCTTGGACGGTGGCGCCGATATCCGCATTGAGAATGGCTCCTCGGCTTTGCTTGAGCGCGTATGCGCGGCGCTAGAGGAAATCGCGGCCCAAGGACGCATGCCGGAGGCTTCCGCAGAACAGGTTGAGACGCCAGTGCTTAATCGCCGACCATCAGGCTTGAATAGCCGTTGACAACGGCAACCCTAGGCTAGATACTCAAGATCCGTTTAAACGTCTCTTACGAGCCTGGGATGCCCAACATGAAGCAAAAAACGAAACGTATCTGCCCCACTTGCCGAGGAAGGTTCGAAAACTCCCGATCCGATGCGGTCTTCTGCTGCGGTGCTTGCCGCAGCAGAGCCCACTACTCGAAAGTCAAAAAGGAACTGGCCGAACTTCGGGAGCTGCGCAATGAGTCAAACTAGAGACGAACTGCTCAAGGTCTACAATTTCCTCTACTCTGCCGCGCCCGCCGAAAGATCGGAAATGGGATGGCCTCTATGCGTTTACTGCGGCGATCCTGCTGATTGCATAGATCACGCTCCACCACTCTCTAAAGTTTCTCAATACCGCGCCCTAGGCGTTCACAGGGAAATGTATCTCTTAGTCAAAGCCTGCAAGCCCTGCAACATGATGCTCGGGTCTACCGTCCAGACCGATATCCTGTCCCGTATCGACGAAGCAAAGGGCCTGATCCGCAAGAAGCTAGGGCGAAGGGATGTCGGGTACACCTGGGCAGAAGAGGATCTAAACGACCTCGGACGCAACCTCAGGAGTCACGTTGGTTCGGCAATGCGAAAGACCGAGTCTTTGATACGCCGCATTGAGTATCGAGGCGGATACCGCGCAGTGCTCGGCATGCTTAGGGATACGGAGTAATGGCTAAGTCCAGGGTCACCATGCAGCCCACCCGAGCGCGTGAGATCAGCACGCAGGCTGTGCAGATGCTCAACCCTGACGCATGGCGTGAAGGGTTGACCACAGCGCAACGTGGGTATGGTGGTAAGTGGCAGCGCTACAGGCTGAAGTTCCTCGAGAGGAACGTGCTGTGCGTCATGTGCCACGCCCAAGGCAAGGTGACTGAGGCCACGGTCGTTGACCACATCGTTGACCACAGGGGCAACCAGGCGCTGTTCTGGGATCGGGCTAACCACCAGGCCCTGTGCAAGCCCTGCCACAGCGTCAAGACGGCAGCTGAAGGCGTAGGCGCTGCGCGCCGAGGCTAGGCCCACCTCCTAGAGCCGTCTAGCACGCGGCTTTCAGCCTATCCGCAGGCCGCGCGCCCGCCACCCAGGCCCACCCCCACAAAGCCGCACCGGTTGCGCGTTCGTCGCAGCCAACAGACCTGATCATGCAAATTGCATGACTCAAATGCGAATGAAACCTATGCAACGACGTGAGTGACGTGCTTCAAGCGCGTTTCTGCACGGTTTTGGTGCATTTTCGCCACTTTTTGAGAATATTTCGCACTACCGGGGGGTACTTACGTGCTACATGCCGACCCCCTGTCCTGAT